CGACAATCGCGCCATATGTAATCCTTTGTTATACTTGTATTTATTGTATTCGGAAGAGTAAATACAAAAGCACTGGAACTATATTTTGAATTTTTATAAAATTTCCCTACCTGAATGGGACTACCCGCTTCGGGACGATATCGTAATAGCCGATTATTTCGGAATTACACCGGGATTAATACGTTACCCGACCGATATACTATCCCCGACACTCCTCGCCGATATACGCCGCCGCGGTTTACACATTAAAGAAGTACAAGTATTCATCAGTCCGGGTCCACATACGATGATAATCCACATAGATGGCACAGTTGTTAATAATAATCATTGTGCAGTTAATTGGATAGTATCGCCATCAGCTGACTGGAGTATGTCTTGGTATGAATATAATGGGCCAGAAGTTTCGAATAAAGCGAATACGGCTGGCACAACATATTTGGAATTGGCGCCAGCAGACTGCACTGCGATCGAAACCCAATATTGGAAAGGGCCGGCGTTAGTGAATGTAGGCATACCTCATCGGATAGTAAATTTAAGTCGCACATTGCGATATTGTGTTAGTTTAAGATTTATGAACGGCGATGGCACTGACCACTTTGATATAGTCAAAGAAGCATTGATTTGACAGTAAATTGGATTGAGCATATAATATACACATAGACAGCAACAAACTGGAGCTAAAATGCAATTAAATACAGGCGATAACGTGCAATGGTCTTCATCCGCAGGCGTTAAACAGGGTGTAATTACAAAGTTTTATCTGGATTTGGCTGCTGATGACAAGATGCACCCTTGGATTTGCATCGAATTTAATGTCACAAAAGACGGTTCTGTCAAAGGTACTGCAACATTCGAAGCAGGACACAGCAATTTGATATGTATGCGAGTGGTCAAGATTTGACACTAATTTGGATTGGTGCTATAATATGTACTATTGTGTAGAAAAGGTAACAAATGGCAACTCGTAAAACTATAGCAGACCGCGGTGACCGCGCACAACTTATTAACCGTGGCGCAGATTCCAAGTATGTGGGAGACGAACCACAATGGGATAAAGACAAGACCTACGGTCGAATTGACATTATGCGGGCACTCAATTGGTACAATTATTTGTACAATGCAGATGACGCAAAGAACTTTATGGTTCAAATGCTTAATTCTATGCCAAAGCGCAAAGAGCTCGCAAAGAAACTAAAGACACAAAAGAAATTACCGGTATCAACTACATTCGGATGGATGTCACGTGCAGTGTATGTGGGCTATCCCGCAACATTTTCCGAACGGAAGCGTATTGCAAAGGCAATCCGAGAAGTAGAAACATACCTCGGCGCTCTTAAAGAAGAAGTTGTAGTAGTCAAGGCTGCTGGCCCCGAAGTATATAAGCCAACAATTCAAGACTACTTGCGTGAAAAGACATCTGAGACTCTTGGCGAACTCGAGGGCCGGGTTGACGACTTTATGGCAAGTTCGGATAATAAGGCTAATGCATTCGCATTACTTAAAGAACGTAACACACCACAGGCGCAGACAGGCAAGATTATCGAATGGGCCAATCGTCGTGTTGCAGAGTTTAAGGAAGTGCAAGATGGTAAGGACAAAGAATTAGTCGAAGCATACAGTAACTTTACCAAAACTAAAGTTAAGGCAATTATTAAATTCTTCGAACGTGTTGTTGCTGATTGCGAAAGCTATGTAACTACCAAGAAAGCAGTTAAGAAGCCGCGCATTGCCAAAGCGAAGAGTGCCGATAAGATTGTAGCTAAAGTGAAGTATCTCAAAGCAGATACAACACTGAAGGTTACAAGTATTAATCCGCAGCAAATTCTCGGTGCGTCAGAAGTGTGGGTCTTTAACATTAAGACTCGTAAGTTGGGTCGATACATTGCAGACAGTACTACTGGACCGCTGAACATCAAGGGCACAAGTATTACGTGCTTTGATGAAGCGAGCAGTATTGCTAAAACCCTGCGCAAACCTGCCGAGAAGCTGAAAGAGTTGCTGGATGCTGGGAAGATTCAGGTCAAGAAGTTTATGGCAGGTATCAGTGCAGTTGATATTAAGTTGACGGGTCGATTGAACGAAGACACCCTGATTGTGAAAGTGATTAAGTAATCTTAGTATAAATATGTATATAAGGATATACATATGGCAGCTAAAGACGATTTAATTAAAGAACTTGAACGACAACTCGGCGGTAGTATGGTCGATGTTGAACTCGACCCAGAGGATTACCACTTAGCAATTGACCGAGCATTACAAAAGTTTCGCCAACGCAGCACACGAAGCGTCGAAGAAGCGTTTGTAGTGTTAGATCTAATTGAAGGTGTAAGCGACTATACTCTTCCAAAAGAAGTACAAGAAGTAAAAGTTATCTATCGTCGAGTAGCAGGCGGTATTGCAAGTGCAGGCCAGGACATCGAACCATTCGAAGCAGGCTTCTTGAATACATACTTGCTACAAAGTTACAAGATGGGCGGTCTGCTTACATTTGAATTGTACAGTGACTACAGAAAGCTAATTGGTATGATGTTCGGTGCACACGTTATCTTTACGTGGTTACCACATAGCCATAAGCTAACTATTCACAGGAACATTCGCGCAGGCGACAGTACTATTTTGCACGTATATATGGTTCGTCCGGACAACAGCATTATCGAGGACACTTACGCAGGTCCGTGGATTCGTAGCTATGCATTGGCAATGTCCAAGATGATGTTAGGACAAGGTCGTAGCAAGTTTAGTCAGATTGCAGGACCATCGGGCGGCGCACAGTTAAACGGTGCAAACTTGATACAAGAAGCGCAAGGCGAATTAGAAAAGTTAGAAGAAGAATTGAAAAACTACACAGAAGGTGGCCAGGGCTACACTTTCGTAATTGGTTAAATTGTAGTTGCGTTAATCGGAAGCAATGTGCTATTATAGTACATTGCTTTTTTTATGGTAGAAATATGAATATATATGTAGATGTCGATGATGTTGTCGCGGACTGGATGCAGACTGCAAGAGAGTTTCTCAAAACAGATTGGGACTATGCCAACGGAGAACGACTTCCGAAAGAAGTGTACGATAAGTTAAGAAGCGAAAGCAGATTCTATCGTAACTTGCCGCTTAAGGCAGGCGCACTAGATTTAATAGACCACCTGCGTGACTTTGCTGCAAACAATCCCGATACACGATTGGCATTCCTTACAGCTATTCCACGTAATAACAATATGCCTTTTAGCGTACAAGACAAAGTGTGGTGGGCCAACGATCACTTCCCCGGCATCCCATTATTCATCGGCCCGTACAGTACAGATAAGTGGCAGCACTGCACCCCGGGTGATATTCTAATCGACGATAGATCGAGCAATTGCCTTGAATGGCGTAATGCAGGCGGACTTGCACATCAGTATACTACCTGGGAAAATTGTAAGCCCTGGTTAGAGGAGACATTAAATGGCTAAAGTAATTGGATTCGTCGGACTAATTGGTTCAGGCAAAGACACAGCAGCAGACTATCTTGTAAACTTTCACGAGTTTAGGCGAGATAGTTTTGCAGGTACACTAAAGGACGCAGTAGCTCACGTGTTTAGTTGGGACCGCGAGCTATTAGAAGGCCGCACTAAGCAAGCACGTGAATGGCGAGAACAAGTAGATCCGTGGTGGTCCGAACGTTTAGGGTTACCTAATTTAACTCCGCGATGGGTTCTACAGTATTGGGGCACAGAAGTATGTCGTCACAGCTTTCACGATGATATCTGGATTGCCAGCTTAGAGAATAAGATGCGTAAGACTAGCGATAACATTGTTATTAGCGATGTACGTTTCCCCAATGAAATCACAGCAATCAATAATGCAGGCGGCATTGTAGTACGAGTTAAGAGAGGCCCTGATCCAGAATGGTTTGATGTTGCAACTGAATCAAATTTGAGCGGCTACAATCATATGAAAAATGCATTCCCTGAAGTACACGCTAGCGAATATAGCTGGGCCGGCAGCGAATTTGCACACGAGATCGAGAATAATGGTACTATCCAGGACTTATATGATAGTTTAGAGCAACTATTATCGCCAGTCCCGGCATAACAGGCGCAAGTGTTTTAATGAAATGACAGGCTATGCTAAATAGCCTGTTTTCACTTGTCTAATTAGCACGGTTTTGTATACCTTCCGATAAATATTTGCAACACTGAAACACTTCAGTACACAGATTAAGGAAAAGACAATGCCAACATTAGTAAGCCCAGGCGTCGCAGTCAGCGTAGTTGACGAGAGCGCATATGCATCAGCAGGCAATGGTACTGTACCTTTAGTTATTATTGCAACTGCCCAGAACAAAACTGTTCCAGGCGGAACAAGTATTGCAAGCAAAACAACTAAAGCTACCGCAGGTTATCCTGTATTATTGACCAGCCAAAGAGAATTAGCACAATTATTTGGTGCACCAATTTTCAAAACATTAAACGGTACACCACAACACGGTGATGAATTAAACGAATACGGCCTATTAGCTGCACACAGCTTCTTAGGTTTAGCTAACCGTGCTTACGTTATTCGTGCAGATATTGATATGGCTGCATTAGAGCCACGTGCTGACGCTCCAAGCGGCGCCCCAACAAACGGCCAACACTGGTTAGATTTATCATCTACTGTATTTGGTTTGTTTGAAGCCGATGGTGATGCGTGGAACGAGCAAGCAGTTACAGTTATCAGCGATGCATCAGAAGTAGATACGTTACACGTACCGAAGTCTAGCATAGGTGCAAACGGCGACTATGCCGTAGTAACAGTGACTAGCAATAACGTATACTACAAGAAAGTAGCAAGTACTTGGGTTCCAGTATCTACTTCTACTATTAGCCACACTGTATATGTTCAAGAACATTATAACTATCCAAGCCCAGCTTCGACTGGTGCAGTATGGTTTAAGACAACAACTCCTAACAACGGTTTCTCACCAGTAGTTAAGAAGTATAGCAACAGCGCAGGTCAGTGGGTTCAACTAACAGTTGCAGCGTACACCTCTGATTCAGCAGCAGAAGCAGCATTTGGTCCTACACTAAGCGCAGGTGATGTATATGCTAAAGTTACAGCTAACACAGCTAGCTTTACACTACGTCGTTATGATGGTTCTATGTGGTCTACATTAAGCTATGATGCCGGCACATCAGCACCGGTCGGTGCTACAGTAGCAGGCGCATTATGGTACAATACTGAATTAGTAGCTGACATTTATGTTAAGAACAACGGTAAATGGACTCCAGTAGCAGGCGCAGTAACAATCGATACTGAACAACCAATGACAGCAGCAACTGGCGATATCTGGGTCGACACCAATGATATCGCTAACTATCCAGTTATCAAACGTTTCAGCGGCAGCAGCTGGGTACTACGTGATACAGCAGATCAGACAACTCCATCCGGTGTTGTATTTGCTGACTTAACAGCAACAGCGGGCGACACCAGCAATGGCGGCGCAGCAACTCCTTATGATGATATCGAAACTCCTGATCCATTAGTTCACCCGGACGGTATGTTACTATGGAACAGTATGGTAAGTTCATACAACGTTAAGCAATACAATGCAGGTACAGGTTACTGGCACTCTGTCAGCGGCAACTACACAAGTGGTCCAAAAGCTGGCGCAATGTATGCAGGTCCAAAAGCAGTTCGTCAAGTTATCGTTCGTGCAATGCAATCAGCAGTAGTAGCAAGTGATCGTTTACGTGAAGAAACAATTCGTTTCAGCTTAATCGCTGCACCTGGTTATCCAGAACTAGCAGACGAAATGTTGTCCCTAAACGTTGACCGTAAAGAAACTGGCTTCGTAATTATCGACACTCCGTTGACATTAGGTTCTGATGCACAAGGTTTAATTGATTGGGTTAACGGCGTTAACGCAGGTACTAACGGCGTTGATGGCTTAGTTACTAAGAGTTCCGAAGCAGCAGTTTACTACCCAAGCGTATTGACTACAAACTTAGACGGTACTGATGTAGTAGCTCCTGCAAGCCACGCAGTACTACGCACTTATGCTTATAATGATAACGTTAGCTATCCTTGGTTTGCTCCAGCTGGTTTAACACGCGGTATTGTTACAAACGCAACAAACTTTGGTTACGTAACTGCTGAAGGTGAATTCCAACCGCTAGCATTGAATAACGGCCAACGTGATACATTGTACGCTAACAAGATTAACCCAATGGTTAACTTCCCAGGACAAGGTTTAGTTGTATGGGGTCAGAAGACATTAAGTCCAATTGCAAGCGCATTGGATCGCGTTAACGTTGCCCGTCTAATTGCTTACTTACGTGAACAGTTTGATCCACTAGCTCGTCCATTCATCTTCGAACCAAACGATTTGAATACACGTACTAACATCAAAACATTGTTTGATCGTTTCTTAGGCGACATTATGCAAAAGCGTGGTGTATATGACTTCGTTGTAGTATGTGACGAAACAAACAACTCTCCTGCACGTATTGATGCAAACGAGTTGTGGTTAGATATTGCAATTGAGCCAACGAAGGCAGCTGAATTTATCTACATTCCAATCCGCATTGTTAATACAGGCGCACTAAAGTAATTTAAAAATTACTTCCGAAAAAGCCCGATTTATTCGGGCTTTTTCTATGGATACTTAATTATTTTCCTTTGCAAATGGCTAAATAGTTTATAAGAATTCCTTTAGGAGAAATAACACATATGGCACAATTATCTAAATTCGGAGTACCAGGCGCAGAGATGCCAGTCCTGATGCCTAAATTAGGTTACAGATTTCGCGTTAAGTTTTTAGGCTTTGCGGGAGAAGCAATACCTGCACTAGGTACATTAACAAGTCAAGTTGTCAGTGTCGGCCGTCCAAGCCTTACCACTGAGTCGACTACTATTGACGTTTACAACAGTAAAATTAAACTAGCTGGCAAGGCAACTTGGCAGGACATTAACTTAGTAGTACGTGATGACATTACTAATACTGTAGCACGAGTTATCGCTGCACAGATGGGTCGTCAAATGGACCACGCAGGTCAAAGTACTGCAACAGCAGGTACTAATTACAAATTCGGTTTAGTTATCCAAACATTGGACGGCGGCAACGATAATGTACAAGTAATTGATACTTGGTCATTAGCAGGTTGCTGGTTGACTACTGTTAACTTTAACGAACTAGATTACGGCAAGAGCGATGCAGTTACTATTGCAATTGGTATTAGTTATGATAACGCAGACTACCACATTGGTGATATGCCAGATTCTAGCTTACCTGGTCTACTTGGTGATATTGGCGGCGGTCCAGGACTACGTGCTCTATCAGCAGGCGATACTGCAACTAACCCTAATTAATTAGGAGCTGCAAGTGGCAGGTATTATTGGTTTTAACAATCACGCCAGCAACTATTTTACGAAAGGGACTAAGTTTACTCTTGTCCCTTTCACTAAATTCCAATGGACGATTGCATTCGACTTTACTCAGTCTCAAATCGGTACGGAGCCAGCATCGGCATTTGCAGACATAACGTATATTGCCCAGTCGGTCGATTTACCGAATTGGGACATAGAAACTCAAACAATTAATCAATATAATAAGCGCAGGACTATTGCTACCCACGTGGTCTTTAAGCCTGTTACTGTTACTTTCTTTGACACAGTAGATAATAAGTTCAAGAAGCTATTGCTAGCTTATATGAATTACACTAGTCGTAGTTTCGGATTAGCCAATGACTCGTCATTTCCAGGCGCAGATGCTATATTAGCAAAAGATTTACTGGCAGTAGACGAAGGCTTCAATGGTGAGTTCGGCCAAAAAGTAGCCGACGATGTGATGGACAATTTTATTAGTACATTACAGATTAATCAAGAGCAAGGCGGCTGGATTACGCCTGTTCAATTATTGAATCCAAAAATCGTGTCAGTGGCAAGAGATAACTTAGACTTCACTAACGGCAACGGGGTTATTAAGTGGTCAGTTACATTCCAGCCAGAAGGTATTCGCCATTTGCCTGATGTACGCCATCCGGACTATACAGG